GTAGGCGATACGCTGCCCGTCACGCTCGAACGAATTGGCGGACACATCGACCCAGAGGTCGGTCCCCGGCACCGAGACCTGCAGGACAGGGCGGTCACCGAAGCGGGCGGACTGGCGAATCACGATGCGGGCGGAAATAGTCATAACCAATCTCCATTACAAGCCAAACCAGAGGACAGGACCCACCAACGCTGGTGGATCTGCTGCCCCTGCCATGTCAGGGGTAGCAGTCCACCCCGAGCCCAACCAGCCCGCAGCGGGATCGCAAGCCGAACGCGGAGGGCCGCACTGGCCGGAGGAGCTACCCCCCGCTCGGCCCCCAAGCAGGACGCAACACTGGAAAAGAAAGAGCATCCCCCTCCCAAAATTCCCTAGTAAATTCCACATGACCACCCCGACCACACCGACCACACCCCCAGATAAACCAGCAACCTATAGCCCATCCACTTACTAGTTTTTCTATTCTCCTGGTCTCCCTGGTCAGAAGAGAGATAAGTAAAGGAAATACCAGCACTTAACCTAGACCACCTCATGTGGTCAGACGTGGTCAGACGTGGTCACCCCCCCTGCCATATTTCCTCAAAATCGCCACCACGTCCATATAACCGGGTCCAATAACGCGCCCGATAACACCAAAATCCGCCCACCGATAACTACCTATTCGGACCTTACGGCCAGACCTTTGACCCCCCTAATCCTCTCCTCGCCCAAACGGGCCCTTGTAAGCTTCCACGCACCCTCTTCCACCACCCTGTGGATCAACTGGGCCTGACTCAGGTCCTCCCTATACCCCACCTTCACCTTCCACCCCTTCCACAGGCCCCAAATGTTGGTCGTACTGACAAAGCCCGTGGCATTCTCCACGAAATGGGCCTCCAAGAAGTCCTGTACCGGGTTGTTCAGCGACTGGAACCGACCCACAACCTCCTCAGCAAGGGTCGGAACCGGCCAAAGTTGCTCTCGTTCACCATTCGTTAACCCATTTGTACCCGTTTCGGCAATCTCCAACAACTCCTTGGCCCCTCGCATTACCCAAGCAGCGATCCCCGCGGTCTCCGCCCCCAACTTCTCGCCCAGTTGCAGGTCTTCCTTGCCCAGAAAGCTGTTGGCAAAGGGCAGAACCAGCATCTTGCTGGCCAAACCCTGCCCCCTATTGGGCAAACGGGGGATCTCATTGCTCTGAACCACCAAGAACCCCGGCAACACCACGTCCCGGATGGGTTCCATGTACTTCCGATCAATGCTTACAGGGTCCCCACCCACGATGTTTTTCAGTGACGCAACCGCCAATTCACTTTCCCTGCTGTTCAACGCCCCAAATTCACTTACGCTCAGCACCCGCGCCGCCTCCGCGCCCCACAACCCGAACTGGCTGGCCAACTGGCCCATGCTCAAGCCCCTGAACCCATCCCCGATCAGGTTCTTCACGACCCGCATGATGGTTCCCTTGCCACCCCTCACTCGGCCCTGCATCAGCAGCCATCGCTGCCACTTCCTACCGGGCATCAGCATCGCCCCCATGGCCCTTTGCAGCAACTTCACCCACTTCTCATCCCCGCCACTCCACTGCTCCAAGCATGCCATCCACGTCGGACAGCCCGCCTCAGGATCCCACGCACACCCCACCACCACGGGCTCAAAGAGTAGCTCATCTCGCTGCATCGTTGCCCCCGTCAACGCATCCACCACTACATCCTCAAAGGCCACACACCTCTCCAGCTCCGGAGTCTGATCCACAGGCCCCAGCCACGCAGGCGCATAGCTCTGCTTCAACCGCATGAGCGCCCTCAGCGCTGCCTGCACATTGCCCACCGTCTGAGCCGTCGGCCCCAACCTCCTGACCACCACGCCCGTCGCCGTCGGTGTCTGCACATGGGCATCCTCCATGGCCAACCACAACGCCTCCTCCAACCACCGCTCATCTCTCCTCACCCACTTGCCTGCATACCACTCCCACGGCTCCCCCCTCCACTCCCACAAGCCCAACCGACCCTGCGGCGTGGTCCATCTGGCCCTCAGAATCGCCCGTGCAATTCCCATGGGTTCTGCGTTGTTCAATGGGTTCCGTTGCGTCAACACTTTCATCGCGTATCCTTCCTGTTGTTCAGCCCCCTAAGGAGCCCACATGTCCAGTTTCAACACGTCGTCAAACAACCCCTACGAAAATCAGGGTCTCCGACTGTTCGGCCTCGCTCCCGGTTCGTCTTATCAACTTGGATCTACTCGGCCCGATCTTCTGGCTTTTACGCAGTGGCTGTCAGGTGGAAATCGGGCTTCAAATGTGGGCTCCACTGCAAGCAGCGGAACTTCTCCATCATATCAACTCCCCACTGTTCTGGGAACACCACCTACTGTTCCTCCCGGTGGAACTGGGACGCCCCCAAAGATTCGAAGGGTGAGCCCTAACGACGTCGATGCAGCAAACTCCATGAGCGGCCTCATTGCCCTGATGGGCGATGTAGACATGATGGACAACGGACCCTATAAGCGGTCCATCCAATCCCACATCATGGACCGCATGCGTCTCCTCCGTAGGGGCGAATCGGATACTCGCCGAAGGGAAGACAATCAGCGACGATCCCAGATGCGCATGGAGGCAGCGAAGGGTCGAGAACACCAACAGTGGATTCGCTTCATGGAGGAGCTCCGACCCGGTGCAACTTCTCGCAGCGACTTGAGCATGGATGCTTTCGAAGACTTCATGAACTCGCCTGATCGTCACACCTTCCAGCAGTGGAAAGCCTCCAAGGCCATCAAGGCCACGGCTACTCCCCAGCCGGGCACGATGGATCCGCTTGCAACCGCTGAAGCCAGCAACCGGGTTATTGCTTCTCAAACCCAACCCTCGGAGTTCGACATCTCCGAAGCCCGTCGCCTTGGTCTCCCAGAGCCCATTGCTGAAACCCCCATCAAGACTCCCGGGGCCCAAGCCCCTAAGGGTCCAGATCTTCCCCGCACGTCCAGGTTTCGACCCGGTGGCTTGACCGCTGAGGAGGTTGAATCCGTGGGAGGCACCTACGACGAGGCTCGCCTGCAGAACGCCTACCGTGGTGCTTTCAACCAGAGCATTGAGGGCCAGCAGTTCTCCGAGTCCTTGGACAGCCTCAACCGCCTTATGGACAGCACCGGTATGCGGCCTGAAGCAAAGATCTACCTCATGAACGAGATTCGAGCCGGTCGCATCTCAGTTCCTGAAGCCATTCGCACCCTGCAGTCTCAGCGGCCTCTATCTCCAGAGGCCGTTCGCTCTGCTGTCGGGGTCGGTCGCCGAGAGCGGGCTGAAACCCTCGCTACCACTCGTGACGTCTCTGCCCTTGACGCCTACAAGGACGCACTCCTTCGTGGCGACATTACCCCAGAGGAGTACCGGCAGCTGACCGCTGCCCAGGGATACTGATTGGCACCGAATCTGATGTACATCTCCTTCGGTGGGGGGATGCGCCTCGTGGGAGAGGACTACATCCTCCGCGAGCTATCCTCCCTCGGCCTCACCAAGAAGGGCCTTCGCCAACTCTTCCGCAAGCTTCACGTGCCAATGATCCACGCCCCGGGTGACCGGGTCCTCGTGGACCTCATTGCCTTCATGCTGGCAATGCGCACCATCTCCCGCCCTGGTGCCCCTGACTTTTCGCTGCCCGGCTCCCAACACCGGCCCAAGACTCGAAGCTCGGTGTCCCCCCAAGAGATCGTGGATGCCCTCCCCGAGACCGTATCCCTCATGGAGCACGGCCGTCGGATGTTTGGCATAGTGAAACCAGGCACGTTAAGATCTGCAGCGGGCGAGGTCGTAACCCGCCTCAAGGACACCCAAGCCCGCCTACGCCCCTGATGCCACGACCAGCACGCAAACCCCTGACCAAGGCCAAGCCCCCCGTGTACGGGCCGTTTAAGGCATCCACCAAGAGCGTAGCCCCCACCCTTGCTCGGCTGCTCCCGGCTGACATGCAGCCTCGAGCCCGTGCCGTCAAGGGCACCATGCAGCTGAAGTTTGGTGGTGGCCCGTGGAAGTCGATTGCCGAACACGTGCAGGAAGCTTCCCTACCCCCCAAGGTTCTTCAAGTCCTCAGCAACATCCAAACCAAAGTCGAGAACCCCCTCCTTTCCCTGTTCCCCGTCGAAGGCCGCCTTGCCACCTTTGAGCAGGCCCGTGCACTCGCCGAAGCAAAGCGCATGGTCGACACCGGCTCTGGCCACTTCGCTCCCGCCACCAAGAAGTTCAAGGCCCCTGCGGAGCGACGCAAGACCCCCATCACCACCGAGGAGCGATACATCCGAGACGTGGGGGGATCCATGCAGGAGCCCTCAAAGATCGAGAAGCTGACTGACCCCAAGATCAGCAAGTACGTCACATCCGGAAGCCGCATCATCGAGGGCAGTTCCACAACCCGCCCACAAGCCTCCGTCCGTTCCATCAAGAAGCTCTTTGAGCAGATTGAGAAGGACGTTCAATCCAACCGCATCTCCAAGGATGTGGGTGACGCCATTCGCAACCGCGTGATCGAATCTCTCATGCAGAGTGGAGCCGGAGAAGCCCTGCTCCCCGCACTGGCCCGCTCCTCTGGTACCGGCGGCAAGCTCATGGCCCAGACCCGCACGGGCGAGCTGGTTCGCAAGGCCAAGCCCATTACGGGCCCCGACGCATCAGCCCGAGTCCTTGACGCCATCGACAAGGCTGCTGAACGTGAAGGACTTGCCCTGCGTGGCAAGTCCCAAGACACTCGCCTCCTCCCCGGCCCGGCAGACATTGATCCCCGCCGCAACCCCAATATGCAATCTGCCCTGATGACCCTTCGGGGTAGGGGCCAAACCCGTGCTGACCGGCGTATGAACCGTGCCCAGAGCAACGCCCTCATGGAGTTGTTCCGCCTGTTCAATCCCCGACAACTAAACGTCAGCCCCACCGCCCCGTCCTTCGGCATGAAGGGCACCTCCAGCGAGGTCGGCCGCATTGCCACTGCCGAGGAGTTGATTCGAGCTTCTGAAGAGATGGACCGTCGGCACGCCCTTTCAATCCGACCCACTGGAACCCTCCTGCGGGCTGGCCTCCGACCTCGACCCCCGGTGACCCCATCCTCTGTGGTAACCGAGGAGGAACTCAAGGCCATGCTCTCTCGTATCAAGGGCGTCAAGAAGCGAAACCTCCGAGTTGGCCGAAACCCTGCACCAGCAAAGGACTAATGCCTCCGGCATTGCCCGACCCTAACAAGCCACCGGACCCACTGACCTCGTTCTTCCAGAGCGACACCGTGGGGGGCGCACTCAAGGCGTCCGGCTTTGACGTTGCCGAGGAGATGGAAACACTAATTCGTCACTTTCGTGACACGGACCCCAACGTTTCCCTGCGGGCTCATGCTAGACTGCGCCACGTACTGAGAGAGGTTGCCCAAGTTTCTGGCCTGATCCAGCGCCAGAGTGCCGAAGCAATCGAGACGCACGAGGGCCGAAAGGTCAAGGTCTCTTTCGAGACCAGCAAGTTGGTTTCCCGTATCAATCAGGAGAACATCAATGGCATCGTCAACCAAGATTGTCCAGAGTTCGCCAGCACCTATCTCCCAGCCGCAACCGGTGGTCCCCCCACCGCCGGAGGATCCCCTGTTCGTGCAGACAATCCTGCACCTCGAGCAGATGGACGAGATGCAGATGTCTCGATCGTCCGGCCAGATCCTGTACGACCTTGCGATTCAGGACCCGACGATCAATCTGGCGAGTCCGGAGATACTTGGGATGATCTTGAAGACGACACTGAGGGATGACAGTGGAAAGGTCTTCCCCGCCCACTACCCCCTCATCCGTCAGTACATTTCCCACTCGCTTGTGGCCAAGGACCCCCGGCTCACCGCGATGGCCATCCTGCGAATCATCACCGTGCAGCTCTACGCTGCCGGAAAGCTGACGAATGCAAATCAAGCGCATCGAGCAGGGCACAGCGAATCCGCTGTACCCACTGCCTCCTGACTATGACACCCTGACAGCTGAGGGCCAGAGGCTTGCTCGGGTCAACGCGACTCGGCAGTGGCTCCTTTCCGCTTCGGACCTCAAGGTCAGGGCGATTGACTTCATTTCCTCGATGCGGTTCTTCGAGGCCTACTACCTGTGGCCGGACCCCGACGCCGACTTTAACCCGCTTTTCTTTGACGACGCACCTGTCGCCACTCCAAAGGGTCACATTTCAATCTACAAAGAATGGGCAACCTCCCGATCTTCAATCGCAGTGGCCCCGCGTGGTTACGCGAAGAGCAACTGCATCCGCAAGTCCATCCTCCTGCAGATGCTGACTCGTCCGGCCTTCTCCTTTATCTACGCTACGAGTTCGCACGACAACGCGCAGCAGACATCCCAAATCATCAAGAGTCAGTTCACCGACAACTCGAGGATCTTCGACGACTTTTCTCCTGAATTCCCTGACGGACGCATTGTCCCTCGTCGAGGCGAAGCTTCCTTTGGCCTTGAGATGATGTACTTGAAGAACGGATCGTGGCTTCGCGCCATTTCCGCCTCCAGCAAGCAGCGTGGTGGCCGACCCCGCTGCTACATCCTTGACGACCCTGAATACGATCCCAAGGTTTCCACTTCCATGGCTGTTCTCCGCGACTACGTGGAGAATCTCCTGTTCAAGATCGTGATGCCCATGCTCACCCGTCCCGACACCTCGGTGCGGTGGCTGGCCACCTTCGTGAGTCGTCGTCACTACGCATGGCATGCCATGCAAACGGAGCAAACTCCCTCAGGACCTCGGGCTCGAGACTCCAGGTTTGAGTTCTGGTCCCGAATGCTTCTTGACTCGGAGTACGAAAAAGACGGTAAGGTCCACTCCTGCTGGCCCGAGATGTGGCCCCTCAGCCGTGCAGACAAACTTGCGACTCCAGATCTTGCGAACCGCCTTTCCCTTGAGGAAATCAAGGAACGAATCGGAAATAGCGTCTATCTGGCGGAGTATCGCGGACGCCCCGGTGAGAGCGGCGAGAACTTCTTCCCGCCCCTCATCCGTGAAGATCACGGGTGGTGGATTGAGGATCCGGATCCGTCCTTCGACACTGACCCAGTGACCTCCAATACAAAGATCGCGTGGGGGGAGAAAACCGGTGTCAAGGTGCTCCCCATCCGAGACTTCCTTCTCAACGCCTTCACCTTCATGGCTGTCGATACGTCGTATACGCATGGTCCTGACTCGGACTATAAGGTAGCAGTTGTCATGGCAGTTACCAGTGACAACTGCCTCTTTGTGCTCGATATGTGGGCCGGTCAGGTCCCCGAGGACCAGCTCATCCGTAACGTCTTCCGGCTAGCCGACAAGTGGAAGGTCCCCACCATCCACCCCGAAGTCGTCCGCGAGTCCGTCAACCTGTACCAGCAGCTGGAAACCCTTGTCCGGCAGCGGGCTACGGAGATGACCGGCACCTCCCACCTCCCCAAGATTGTTCCCCTGCGGGTGGGCATGCTGAAGAAGGAATCCAAGATCTCCGGCCTCCTCTTCCGATTCGAGCACAAGCTCCTCAAGCTTCCCCTTTGGAAGCGGATGGACCGGCCTTGGCGGGAACTCTTCGACCAGGTGGAGCAGTTCAACCCGGAAGCCCGTGACGGCGGCCTTGCCCACGACGACCACCTTGACGCGGTGGCCATGTCCTCCATGATTCTGAAGTTCCGCCTCCCCAAGCGATATGCGGAACCCGTGGGGGGACTTTCCCCCATGGAACGGCTCAAGGCAGGGGAACTTCGTACACACGGCGTTCCTACCCTGTCCATGGTTGACTGGAACAGTATTTCCACCGAAGATGTGCTTGATCTTCTAAAGCCCGAAGAACCAGACCCCAATGTTGAAACCCGCATCTGATAACACTTACGTCACGATCCCGTACTTCCTGTACGAAGCGATGGCTCGGGTGTATTACGGGCGCATCCAAGGTGACTTTCCTGTAAGTAGGCCTCTTGCAGCGGAAGATCCGGCCCCACAGTTCACGGGAACATTTGATTTGACCGATGATGACATCCCTACGACTTGGAAACCACAAGGTCTAGCCCAGAGGAAGAACGGTGCCAAGAGCTCCACTAAGTCTACCTAAGAAGAAAGAGGACCTTGCCAAGTTCCTCCGAATGCACACCGAGCGTGAACGCACCCGGTACAACTACCGACGTTCCATCTGGCTGCTGGCTTGGCACTACCTCAACGGGGCCCGACGATTCGACGTCTTTGATCCCCTCACCGGCAGGTTGACCCCCCACTATCTTGATCGTGAGGGGAACATGGAGTTCCAGTCGCAGGACCTCCTCTCTGCCATTGACCGGACAGTGGCTCGCATCGCTTCAATGGATCTGCGACCTCGCGTGATCCGGCAGGGCACCTCCCTTCGCATGATTCGGGAGAGGTCAAGTGCTCAGATCATCGTGGACTCACTGGTGTCTGACCATCAGTTGTCACAGATCACCTCCGACTTCGCACACATCTTCACTACCTTGGGGTGCTGTGGCATCACCGGTCACATTACCGACGTGCCTACTGTGGGTCTGAGTGCAGATCTGGAAGTGGTGCACCCGCGAGAGGTGTTCCCGTTCCCCGCCCTGCATCAGGACCACACGAAGCAGTCTGGGTTGATTCGACAGCGGGTAGTCCCCATCGACCTTCTTGAAGAGAAGTTTGGCACCATCTCCAAGACCAAGAAGGACAAGATGGAATGGTGGAAGGTTGACCACGGTGATGTGACCACCGATGTTGGGATGGATGAGCCGGGCACCGCGTTGCGAAACCCTTTCGACAACAGCGCCATTGTCACGGGCACCTCAGAAGGAACGGATTTCAACACGGAAGTGGCCCGTATCCGCGAACTGTGGATCGAGGGACCGAGGGGTACCTGCGTACGTTATGTGGTGTGCAGCGGCGATGTGGTGCTCTTCGATGAGGAGTACAACGACTCCGCCATGTACTGCCCCATTGGTTGGGCTCGCTTCATCGACACGGGATCCTTCTATGGGGCTGGCCTGTTTGACCTCCTGTTCGGCATCTCCCGCGAGGCCGAGCGACTGATGAAGAGCCTGTTCAACAACATCCGGGACATGGACCGCTACGGGGTGCTTGTGCTCCCGCAGGGTTCCATGAACGAGCGGACCCTTCTCAAGGAAGTGGGCAAGGGCCTACGGGTAATGAGTTACACCCCCGACCCGCTGAACGAGAACTTCAAGCCATTCCCCATCACACCGTTCAATGCGGGCGATGCACCCGGCAAGGTTGCCCAGTTCGCGCGAGAGGTGATGCAGCAGATCTCTCCCGTGCAGGACCTCCTGCAGGAGAAGGGCCGCGTGGATAGCGCCCCAGGTTTGCAGTTCCTTGATGAGCAGATCACCCGTGCGATGACCAATCCCTCGATTGGCATTCAGCGGGCCTTTGGCAACATGTACCGCTCTATCACGGCTCAGGCAGTTGCCAAGATTGTGCAGTTCCCACGGACTGTCCCCGTCAACTACGTCACGCTGGACCTCGCCGGTGCCATCCTTGACGTGGAAAACTCCACCGTCTCCTTTGACCAGAACCCTATCCCACAGGTCGGCTACCTCACCTTCAGCGTGAAGCAGATCAACCCGCGCAGCGAAGTGGCCCGTAAGGAGGAAGCAATGAACCTCCTGAAGTCCGGGCTTACGGACCCCGTTGGTTTGAAGATCTTTGCTTTGAAGGAGGGCATTGACTTTGCCATGTGGATGGAAGAGGAGAAGGGCGCATACGAGTCCATTGTCCAGAACATTCTTCTGCTCTACGGCAACGGTCAGGAGCCTGGCCAGGTTGTTCTTACGCAGCACATGACCCGGCCGGATGTGCAGATGCGTGTGCTAAGTGCTTTCATGGTGAGCCCGGTATTGGCCGTAGCAGGCGTGGAAGTGCAAGAAGAATTCAAGAAGTTCAGGGACGCAATGCTGCAGTTCATGGGTCAGACCCTACCGCAGCAGATCCCAACTCCAGATGAGGCTGCCGCTATGGGCATGCAGCCCCAGATGGGTGCCCAACCTCCCATGATGGGTGGTGGCATGCCCCCAATGCCCATGCAAGGAATGATGCAATGAGCGACAAAACGACGCCCGAATCACCGCAGGAATCGCAGGAATCACCGCAGACCCCCACCTCTCCAGCCTTGGATCTTGACACCACAGTTCGCGTGGGGGGACAGGACGTGCCCATCCGTGAGCTGGTTGAGGCCAAGGAGAGTCTTGAGTATCTGCGGCAGGACTACAGCAAGCTGGTGGCATTTCGTGATGCCACTTCCAAGGTCATGCGTCCCGACATCGACCCGTCCGTGAAGGAACAGGCTGCCCGCCAGCTCCTCGTGGACATGGGTTACCGTGGCGATGAAGTGGATCAATACGTTCAGGATTGGATGCAGGCCCAGAGCGGCCAAGGAGAGAACATGGTTGATGAAGCACCGGAACAGGACGGGGGGGACGATGACAGCGCGGAGCAGGTGGCTGATGCCATCCTTCGGGCCCAGCAGGAAGCCCGTCAGGCATCCGAACAGCTCAACCGCATGCGAGCTGAACAGCTCAACAGCCGGATGAACACCCAGATCATGATGGGTCTTGATTTGAACCAAGATGCCCGTACGATGTTGGGCAAGCTCGAGGAGATCAACGGAAAGGAAGCCTCCTCTGCCGCTCGAGCCGCGTTTGAGAGAGACATTCGCCAGCAGACGCTGGAGAACCTCAAGAACCGGCGAGCAGCTGCAGGGACTTTCGAAGAAGCGTGGATTTCTGAAGAGTCAGCTAGGGCGACGCAAGAAGTCCTAGCGAAGTACCGCTCGGTAATCGGCGACCCCAACCGTCTGGGACGGGCGCCGGAAACAGCAGTGGGAGAGTCGATTTTGAGTTCAAAGCCCATCCAGGCTCCTCGTTGGAAGCCTGGGGTTAGCGCTGGCGACATCGAGTCGGCACTGGATGCGTTCAACAAGGACGCCCTTGCCCGACTGGCCGCTGGAACTGACGCGGGTGGCGACAAGGTCTGAATCCCCCGTTTCCCGAAAGGAACTGACACATGCCAGCTACTACGAATAGCCTTTTCGATCGGCACAGTAAGCAGATCGAGGAGGTCATCAACAAGAACGTCGATACGATCCTCCCCAGCCTCGATCCGGCTTGGCGCGACACCGTCGTGACCTCGCAGGGCGTGGGCCCGGCCAGTGCGATCGGTCGTGACATGCACATCCTGAAGCTCTATCGCGGCGGTCTGACCGGCGTGATTGAGAACGCTGCTCTGCGTAACGACTTTGTGCTGTACGGTGATGCTACGACCCTTCTGGGTGCTGCTCAGAATCAGTCGAAGCTGTACAGCCAGTCGGCTACTCAGACGTGGCCTGATGCCCTTGAGGGTCCCGCCATCAACAGCTACCGTCTGGGCATCGGCATGCGCGCCCTGCTGACCAACCTGGCGATGACCATGGGTGAGCTGCAGGCGGAGGCCACTCCGGCCTTCATCGGCGACGTGATTGCTCCGAAGCTCAAGGGCTTCGCGCAGAACCTCTCCCACACCCTGTGCAACTACTGGTACGTCAGCCAGAACACGGGTTATGCCTTGGCCAAGTTCAACACTGCTACTTACAACGTGCCCGCAGTGAACAACAACGCCCAAGCAACCATGACTTTCATTCCTGACAACTACGCGATTGATCGGTTCTATGTCGGTCAGCGTGTGGACCTGTACAACGACAGCTCGGGCGCACCCAGCATCGCCACGACCGACCGTGTGAACGCCGTTTCGTCAGGTGCAACTCGCGTGAAGTGTTTTGTGAGTGCCGTGGACGAACTGAAGGGCGAAGTGTCTCTCCGGTTCTTCAACGATGGCACTGGCAGCAACATGTCTACTAAGACCAGCGGTACAGTGCACGTGGTTATGGCCAATACCAGCGGTCAGAATAACAGTGCCTTTACGGGCATTGCTGGCATCAACAGCTGGCTGAAGTTTGGCGATGCAAACGGAACCACGGACAACGCTGATAACTGCCTCCTTGGTGGCGAGCGCGTCACCAATGATGCAATCAACGTCAACGTGCACCCTGAGTTCAAGAGCTTCCGCGTTACCAGTGTCGGCGCTCTGACGGAGCACAAGCTTCGCCAGTACGTCCGTCGCTTCCACGCTGCGAAGCACAAGTACGGACAGACGATCGACTGCCTCATCGCCAGTGATGGCGTGTGGCTGGCCTACGAGGCCCAGAAGATCGGTCAGTACACTCTGGAGCGCACGGGTCGTCTCTCGTCCCTCAACCGTGAGGGCAGCGAGGACGGCTTCAAGTTCACCTTCGAAGGCAAGACCTACAACGGCTATACCTCGACCTACATCGAGGACGGCGTGGTCTATGGCCTGAAGAAGGGTGGCAACAACTGGAAGCGCTACGTGCCGCCCGATCCGAAGGGCGTCCAGAAGTTCAGCGAGGCCGACAGCTTTGTCCCCTTCAGCTTTGTGGTCCCGGCTCTGACCGGCACCGCTTCGACGAAGTGGCCGATTCTGAACGTGTCTGGCGCGAATGCTCGCCTGACCGAGGCCATGCAGATGCCGGGCATGCTGCGTATGCAGCTGGTCCCGGATCAGCCCACGGGCCTGAAGCTCGAGGGTGTGAGCACTGACCGCGTTTGGATGAGCTAATAGAGCTCCTGAAGGGGCTGCGGTGCCCCTTGGCGTCTCGCGGGGGGTGGGCTTCGGCCCACCCCCCAGAGGCGACCAAACACCGAGTATGAGATGCCTACCCGCATAGCCGCAATCTCCTGTACCCACTCCCCATTTACGCCGCCCGATGTCCACCATTGGCTGCTGGAAACCCTGTCCGCTCTGGATGGGGTTTCTCACTTTGTGCACCTTGGCGACATCTTCGAAGCCTCAGCTGCCTCCGTCCACCCGGACGAACACGATCACACCCTGCTTGACGAGTACCGACACGCCTCTGCCTTTCTCAAGTCCATTCGAGACGTCCTACCCAAACGAACCTCATTCCACGTAACCATGGGCAACCACGACGACAATCTCCGCTCTCAAGACCCCCGCCGTATCCCCAAGGCCCTGCGCGACGTGACCGACTTCATGCGCACCGAACCCTTCTCCTACGAAGCCAAGTTCTGGCACTGGACCCCCTACCGCAAGGACAAGGCCGGATGCCTCGAGATCGGCCCCGTCGTCTTGACCCACGGTTTCGACGTTGGCCAGAACTCCGATGAACTCGAAGCCCTGCAGTTCATGAACATGACCGGGGGCAATGCCCACCGGCTCTTCGTCCGCGGCCATACCCACCGTCCTGTGCCCCCCACGCAGTGCCGACGTACCCGTTCCATCCCCCTCCCGTACTGGTACATGAACGCGGGCACCTGCGGCCCACTCTCTCCCTCGTGGATGGCCCGCCGCGATACCTCTCAGTGGGGGGCTGCTATTGCCGTGATTGACCTAGTCCGTGACCCCTCTCACCGGAATCGAGGACGCCAATGGGAAGCACGGTTGATTCAAATGGACGAGTGATCTACCGGGTCAAGATCAACGGCCGCACCTGGCGGGTAGCCCTTTCTCCCCCACGAAGTATGGGGACAGATTGGGGCCGATGCTGGGACAAGGAAAAACCTGGTCGCCACCCCCTCATTGAAATTCGCCGTTCCCTTGGTGATCGCAACCTTCTAGAGACCACTATCCACGAAGTCCTCCATGCAGCCCGTCCTGAGCTAGACGAGCCTGCTGTGGACGCGACCGCGCTCTCCATAGCCCGGGCTCTTTACCAGATGGGATGGCGACGTAAACTAGACTAACCATGCCAAACCCATCAAAGAAATTCCTCAGCAAGACTGAGCGCCAAATGTCTGCCTACAAGAAAGCTAGTGATGAGTTCTACTCTAGGGAGGCATCAGCACGTGATCGGTATGCAGATCCGCCGGAGGTAGAGTATGGTTCAAATATCAATCGTGGCGCTACCCGACCCTCATCGCAGGTGAAGAAGGCCAAGATGTCTCCCCGCAAGCTGGGCAAGATGGGCGCTGCCATCAACACTGGCATGACGGCTCAGCGAAGCAAGATTCTGGCTG